CTGGTTTAGCTTCAACATCCGGTCTGCCGTTCCGATTGTCACCTTGATATTCACTTTTTTCTTTTGGTTGGAATAAGTGAACTCGCCTCCGGTGTATGTTCCTGCCAGCGTTGTGTTCCAGCTCAACGAGCCGGGCACAATGTCAATCGGTTTTACCGTTGCTACCGAATCCTTTTTCTTGTACTTTTCACGGTCAAAAATCCAGATTTTGTTCCGGTATGTTTTGAGGATCAGCCCGTATGTGCTGCAAATTTTCTGCAAGAAAGAGCTGTCATTATCGTCCTGTTCTTTCAGAGCGACGCTGACATCCTCTGCATCCATCTTGCATTCCAAGCCGTACCGCCCAGCAATGGTTTCTGCAATGCGTTTGATGCTCGTGTTCTTCCAAACCTGCTCTCTGTTTTTTTCATGAAAGCTCGTCCCGTTTGGCCGGGCGACCGCTCCAATCGTCAAAACATCCGGGCAGGCCGAAAAGCTCAGATCATCAACTACCAGCGTTCCACAATCCAAAACGGTTCTATCCCCCTGCACGATCCAGTTTGTCGTGCAGAGGGTCGGGTGCAGCACAGCTTCCTTGTCTGGCATCCACGAATCGATCCACTTGTGATCCATCGCGTTTACCTTAATAGAAAGGCTGTCACTCGAATCCGAACCGCTATCGGTGTATGTGAAGTTTTCCACATCTTTGCGGATGTCGCTTGAAATGTCCTTTCCGTCATATTCAAGCGTCAGGAACGCTTGACGTGGCGTAA